CGTGGCAGAACCGGCGAGGGTAATGCCCGTGCCTGCGACGATTGTGATATCGCCGGTGGACGTGCCCAGGTTGACGATGACGAGATCGAACGTGCTGCCGACCTTGGCGTTGGTCAGCGTGGCGTCGATCAGCGTGCCGGTCGGCAGCGTGTAGCTGGCGGCGGTCGTGCTGGGGTTGGCCGAGAGGATGCCGGCAGTGATCTGCGCGACAGTCAGGGTGGCAGTGGCAGTGGCGGTGGCAACGGTGCCAACGTCACCAAGCGTCACTTCATTCAGGTTACCGTCATTGATCTGGTAACCGCCGCCTACAGAGGGGAGAGCCATAGTAGTACCTTTCCTAAAATGGGATTAGCCCCAGAGGCGGACAGCGGCAGCAGCGCGGATTACGCTAAAGCCGTAGAGAACGTCGATACGGCAAGGCATACGGTCATTGTTGATGTCGTACTGACGCACAATGCGAAGGCTGATGCCGTTGTGAACCTGACGCGAGGCCATGTCCACACCGTTGGGGAGCAGAAGATCCGCCGTGGCGAACGCGATTGCGTCCTTCTGATAGATCAGGTTCTGCGGGTACTGGGTCGAAGCGGAACCAACGAAGGTGACCGCTGCGTTGTCCGCCGGGAACGAGTCCACGGTAGCCAGGGCGTTGGTCGGGGTGTAGATCGCCGGGGAGATCGACACAGTCGCCCAAGCGCCAGACGATGCCGTGGCGTCAGCCGTGGCAACGAACTGCTGGAGCGAACCCGTGGACTGACGGGTCTGCGGGTTGACCGCGTACACGTTGGCAATGGTGAACACGTCACCCTGCTTGATCGTGGCAGAAGCCGTGCCGCCATCGAGAGCGATGGTGGTTGCGCCCTGCGTGCTGATCGCGCCGTTGACGAGGATCGTGTCCGACGTGGAACGCGAGCCGGTCGTGTGGTTGACGATGGACTGCGACATTGCAATCTCATTGTAGCCCAACACGCCCTGGCCCATCAGGCCCTGCTTGAACTGGCGGCTGATGGTGTCGGTCGGGTTGAACAGACCCTTTAGGCCCTCGACAAGACCGGCGTTGGCGGCCGGGTTGACGGTGGCGTAGCGGGGGTCCATGGGGACGGCAAACTCGTTCAGCTTCTGCTGGCCCTGAAGCAGGACAAGCGAGGTGCTGGGGGTCGTGCCGGGGGTGCCGACCGTGTTGGCAATACCCTTGTACGCGCTTGCCACGTCGTTATCGACGCTGCTGGCAAGCTGCGAAATACGGGGCTTCAGCACGCGCTCGGCGAAATCGTCCAACTGCATCGTCAGTTCTGCTGACGTGAAGTTGACGCCGATGTGCTTCTGGCTGGACACGGTCAGGGTCGTGAACTGCTCGTTGTCGTCCTGCACCTGAAGAGCGGCACCGTCAGTCACCAGCGCGCGGTCAGGCAGGCGGATGCGGAGGGTGGAGCCGATCTTGGCGCCTTCGACGGCGAAGCTGTTGTCGTACTGGCGGTTGACGTTGCGCGTCAGGACCAGGTTGTTCTCGAAGATCTCCAGAGCCTTTCTGGTGATCATATCGATGGTAAGAAGCGAATTCGACATGGATGCCTCCTATGGGCAATCAGCGGCGGTTAGCTGCCTCGTACTTCCTGATCTGGCGCTGCCGCTCGGCTTCGATCCACTCCGACGTACTCATCGACTTGATGGAACGCGGGTCTGTGGTGTCGTACGAGTTAGACCCAGAGGTCCGAGCAGTCACCGGAGCAATCGGCGCCGGGGCGGTGGATGTGCGCTTGACCGGCGGGTCGGAGACAAGTTTTGCCTCCAGTCTGCCAATCTCTTTAGCCTGAAGCAGAACAGGCAGACGGGCGATACGATCAGACTCTTTCGGGTTGGTGCCGAGGTAATAGATTACGTCGGGGCCAATGTCAGAAGCCTGGATCGTCTGGGCCATGGCGTCCGTGACGCGGAGGTTGGGGTTGTACGCGACCTGTTCAAAGTCGTCGTACTTGGTCCTCGCCTCTTCCTCACGGTCGTGGTAGGCGTCCAGAACAGCCGTTTGCTGCTGTACCGCGTCCCGGCGGGCCAACAGTTCCTGTGCCTTCTGTTCTGCCATAGCCTCGGCATAACTCTGTGCATCAGCAAAACTATCAACCGGCGGAAGCGGTGCAGGAGGAGCGACCTCGACGGTTCTCCGCGACTGCTCTCGTTCCCATTTACGCTGCGCCCTATCGAGCCGTTTCTGGACAATTCTTTCCAATTCTTCTTCAGAAAAGGATTTGCCAGTGTCTTGCTCGTCCGGCGTAACTACAGGCTCAGGCGCCGCCGTGGCTTCCTGACCCGACGTGGTGTCAATCACGTCAACGGAGTTCTCGTCCATTTTTACTCCCCAGGCTATCCGGCCTGTCGGTTAGGCATACGCAATAGTCACTTTGGGGGTAGTGCCCCCAAGAACGACGTACAAGCCCTTGTTGAAGAAAAGCCCATCATCCCCGCCAGTGAATATGTAGATGCCGGGGGTGGCGGGGGTGAAAGTAGCAATCAGCGTGGTGCCAGATGTTGAGCCAGCGTCAGTGTCGTAGACCGCCACTGTCGGGCTGGTGCCGGAACTGACAAAGATGCTCTTCAGCTTGCCGGCGCCGACCTTCACCTGATACGTAGCCGTGATATGCGTATAATTTGCCATGTCAGGCTCCTACGACAGAAAGCGAAGTTTGTAAAGAGTTGACAGGTACAACTCTATGATGCCGTCCACAAGGTTCTGGAGCGGCGCGTCAGTTTTGGGGATCACGTCGTACCGTACGGCCTCAATCTCGTCTAACTGCTCTTGCAGAAAGTCCACGACATTTGACGTGGTCTTGGCCGAATGCAGCGTGATTGGACCCAGCAGCCCGTACCGGCCTTGGTACGCTTCTGCCAGATCGTCTGTCCGCTCGATGATGCCCTCGTAGAACTTCTGCAACGCCTTGTGCTTGGAATAGCTGCGGGTGTTGAGATGAACCGAGTGCGTGACGTCGCGCGCGAGGAAGAACATTCCGATAAAGTCGGCGCACTTGTGCATCACATGGCTCCTTGCGGGGGCATCATCTGGCCTTCTGGAGGCATCATTTCACCCTCTGGGGGCATCATCTGTTCGGGCTGCATTTCTTCCATGCCCGGCATCCCGCCTCGGCCCTGCATGTTGCCGACGATGTCGCCGGTATCCATGGCCGCGTTCAAGGTGCCCATGACGATGTCTTGGATCTGTTCCAGCCCCATAGAGTTCTGGACAACGGATATGCGCTTTGTCTCGGCGTCGTACGCCTTGACCTGAGCCTCGAACTGCTTGACCTGGGCTTCTTGCGCCTCGATGGACTTGCTGGCGTTCTGGAGCATACCGTACATCTGCTCCATCTGCTGCCCCATGGCCTCCATCTGCTGCTTGGCCTGCTGCATCTCGGGAGACTCGTCGTTGCCGGCCAGCACCTTGGGGTCGATGATCTTGGCAAACCGTGCCGCCATCTCCTGTGCGCCCGGCCAGTCCATGTTGCGGATGAACAGATCGCCCGCTACCGTCCAGAGGTCTGGGTTGCTCTGGAGCAGCATCTGCATGGCGTCGAGAGCCTCCTGCCGCTTGGTCATGTAGCCAGGGCCGGTGGTGACGCACACGTCGTAGACGCCCACGGTCGGGTTATAGATCTTCTCCAGCACAATGCCGTTCTCGTCGGTGATCTTCTTGACCGCCTCGGGCTGGGCCGGATTGATCTTGACCATGTCCACGTCGCCGTCGAGGCCGATGATGCGGGCCACGCGCTGCGTGTCGTAGATCTTGGGGATCATGTCCACAAGCTGCCGGGAAACGTACCGGACAGCGCGGGCCAAGTTGTCTACGTAGTGGTAGGTGCCCGTGTCGCCCTGACGCTCGCGCGCCACGATGGCCTTGCCCGACCGCTCGTTGCCCTGCTGGCCCAAGCTAGCGTCGTACTGGCCGGTGGTTGCCTTGATGTCCTCGCCAGCGCCCATTTTCGCCTGTATCAGGCCGGTCTGGGCGAGCGGCGGTGCTGCGCGCTGTGGGAGCGGCAGAGTGCTTCCCTGACCG